GTTGGACGGCGACAGCGCGGTGTTCGGGTTATTGCGGCCGACAGCGCGCAGGCTGCCGGCGGTGCCGGCGAGGATGTCCTTGCCTTCGCTGAGCCAGCCGATGTCGTTGAGCTTGCCACCGGTCAGGCGGAACGAGATGCCATCGTCGTCGACACCGGGCTGCGACTTGCGGAAATTGTCGTAGTCGGCGCTGACCGACAGCCAGCCACCAAGCGGGTCGATGTCGGTGCGCGCGAAGGCGAGGCGGTCCTCGTAGATGGCGATGGCCGAAGGCCAGCCGCTGGTCGTCGACCATGCGCCGAGCGCCCAGCTGATGATCGGCGACAGGTCCGGCAAAGCGTGATTGTGGAGCTTTATCGTGACGACTGTCGAGCTCGTGCGCGACACGATCTCAGCCCAGCGCCAGCGGCCATCGGAACCGAGCAGACGGATAGCACGTCCTACGTCTGTCGTAGCAAACCCTGCTCCACCGTTGATGCCGGTCGTGGACGACGCAGTGAGGTTGAAAGCGGTCTGCGTCAGGGAGCTTTCGTGCATACTGAACTCGGCAATAGACGCGTTTATCGCATCGAGACCGCCTGCACCACGGAAGTTCAACCGGTGGTACTCGAACGGCACCGCGTTGTCGAAGTCGAAGAAGCGTGTCTCAACAGCCGTCCACCCCGTCTGATTTGTGCGCCCGTCCAGTGTCGTCCAGTCAATTCCGTTGTTCGAGCCCTGAAGCTCCCACGATGACGGCATGTCGTCGCTGTCGTCTGCAGACGCGCTGGTCAGCCAGTAAGCGTCAACCACTTTCTGCGCACCCCCCGGAAGTCTGTACTGCACCCAACCGAATGAACCGCCATCGACGTTGCTAAAAGTTTCCTTGCTGGCGTCGAATACCTCCCACGCGTCAGCAGCAGCGCCTGACGACAGCACGGTCCCGCTCGGCGCTACAAGCGAAGTCATTGACGGTGTCAGACTGCCGCGCGCGGCTGGCGTCAGCGTCGTCGCAGTCGTGTTGATCTCAAGGTACGGCCCGTCCTGCGGCGCATACAGCGCCAACGTCCAGACCGTGTCGGAGGTGCGCGTCAACGTGCGCGGCTGGTAGCCGCGACAGACGATGTAGAGCCGGTCAGCCGACTGGCGAACCTGAATGTATTTCAGGTCCGCTTCGAGGTAGGGCGAGGTGATCTCGACCGGCGTGCCGGGCGGGCTCTCGATGCGCCCCGTCGGCGTCCAGAAGCGGAAGTAGAGGTCGCCCGCTTCGATCGCGAAGACCTGCGTCCGGTTGAACTCGAACGGGATGAAGCGCGACGTCTTGTTGGCGTTCTTGGTCAGGCCGTCGAACGTGGTGCCGGGGCAGCGCGTGAGGCCACCGTAGCGCAGCACGACCATGTTGCGCGCCAGCGCCAGCCCGGCCTGATAGTGGTCGGTGTCGCCGCGCGCGTGGACGTAGGGCGTAATCTCGCCCCGGGTCATGTTGGCTTGGAGGGTGAAGACGCTCACTGGCTGCGCACCCGGATGATGTCGTGCTGCTCGGTCTCGCCAGCCGAGCCCTCGAAGGCGTTGACCATCTGGGCGACTTCGTAGGCTTCGTCGACGGCGGCTTTGGCCAGCTGCACGTAGCTCGCCTTGTGGGTCAGTGTGTGGGCGAGGCCATGCGCGAGGCGGGCGATGACGAGGTTGGCAAACAGCGGGTCCCACTCGCCCGGGTTCTGCCGGTCCATGATCAGCATCGCCTTGGTCGGGTTGTCCTGATCGGTCAGCAGCTTGTTACTGAGCACCGCGTGCAGGATCGGGCGGCCTTCAGGGTAGCCGTTGTAGGTCAACGGCAGCACGCGCAGCCAGCCGTTCGGCAGGTCGTAGGCGTACTTCCAGCGGAAGGCCGGCGGCGTGGTCTGGTTCAGTTCGTGGAGCTCAACGGCAAAGTTCCAGACGTCCTGCCGCAGGGCGGTCTGGACGTAGGGCGTGTAGTTGCGCAAAAGCCACCTGATCTCGGGGCGCTTCTCGGTCAGGTCGGTGACCGGCCGCTCGCCGAGGATGTCGAGCGCTCCGTTGAAGATCGTCTCGATGGTGTGTGAGGTGGGCATGGTATGTTCCTTAGGCGATTACGACGCCGGGAGATATGCTTTCGGCGCTACGCCCGGCGGGGTTTGCTGCCGTGATGCCGCATGTGATTGTCTGCCCGCTGTCGCCAGCGACGAGGACGTATGTGGAGGCTACACCGAGCGAGGCGCTGATGAAAGCACCGTTTCGGTACCAACGGTAGGCGAGCGTCTGGGCGATGCTGCCCGAGTTGTTGGCCCATGTGCCGGGGTTGGCTGTCAAGGTAGAGCCTACCGTCAACGTGCCCGTCGGTGCGGTCGGCGCCACCGAGATTGTCGGCACCGAACCTGCATTGCGCTGCGTCCTCGGGCTCGTCTGCTTCTTGCAGGATACGCCGTAGATGTTGGCCGTGAACTGTGCCGCGCCTGCCGCAGCCGCGACACGCACCGACGGGCGCACCGCCGACGACTTAGCCAGCCATGCCGGTGTTATCGATTTGACCCGTCCGGTCTGGACCGCAGGGTCGAGCAGGAAGCCCACCGAGTAGTAGTTGGCGACGTTCAAATTGTCTTCAAGCCTTGAAACGATGACGCCGCCGCTGTCAACGTCGGCCGACATCTTCAGCCAGTCCGTGCCGGAAACGACCGCGACGTTGGTGATCGGGCGAATGCGGAACGTTGAGGCCGATGCGCCCGGTGTGACGACCAGCGTCCAGACGCCGTTCGCTACAGAGCCCACTGCCGTTGCTGTCGTGCCAGACGCGTACTCGATGAGCCAGCCGGCAGGGACAACGCCAGTGTAATTCGCCCCGACGCTATTCGTCCCGCCCGATCCCGCAATGGCTGGGCACAGTTCAGCATTGGCATTGAGCGCCATGATATCGCCGGGCGCGACGATCTCCTGCATCTTGGCGAGGAGCCCGCCGACTGCAGCCGTGTAGGCGCCGAGCGCTGTCGGGTGCAGAGCGTCGGCCATGAGCGTCACGTCGACGATGTCGTCACCGTTCGGGTCGTAAGCTGACCATAGATCAATGAAATACACCACGCCCGGGTTGGCGGCAGCGATGGCTGCGAGACCGAGGTTGACAACCTTGCGGCCCGCGATGCGCTGCGCGGTGTTCTGCGCCGCGCCCGTAGGCCTGACGCCGATGAGCAGCAAACGCTTGCCCTGCGCGATGACGTCGTTGGCGTAAGCCTGCGCGTTGGCGATGGCGGTGACCTGAGCCGATGCGTTCTCCAGCCCGTCGTTAGTGCCGGCCGCCCAGATGTACAGGTCGACGTTCTGGGATAGCGAATTGGACTTGCGAGCGAGCACCGTGCTCGACGTCTGCCCGGCGTAGCCTTGGTTCGCGCCGTAGAACGCGCGCCCATACGGGACGTCGAAAGTATCCGCCGCCGGCCACACATCGAGGTTGAAACGCGGGTCCATGGCGAGACACTGCTGTATCTCGCCGTTGTTGTTAGCAGTGATGGAGAAGTTGGAGGCGCCCGTCGACGCGCCGTTGTTATACTCAAGGATGCTGTCGCCGGTGAAGGCGACGAGCGCCCCGGCGGGGAGTTGAGCTACTGCGGTCCCGGCAGCCAGCCGCTTCTTACGAAGGTAGTCTTCCTCGTAGCTAGCCTCTGCCTGCCGGAACGCGCCGCCCCACGCCATAGGTCACTTCTTCGCCGGTTCGGCCGCGCCGACCTGCGACTTATCGGCCGCAGCCGCTCGCATGGCCGTCTCGACAGTCTTATGGCGGCTCTCCGGGTTGCGCTGCTGGCGCCGCTCGGTGAGCACCTCATAGGCCGCCTTGCCGGCTGCACGGGCGGCTTCGGCTGCCTCGTCGCGCATCTCGGTATCAGCACGCCGTGCAATGGCGTTCAGCACATGCAGCGGCGGTTCGGTGTTGGTCGACCGGTAGTAGCTCAGGTCGTGCTCGTCGCGTTCGCCGATCGGGTTGATCGTCGCCTGCAGGTCCTTCTCGGCCTGCACCTCGGCAGCAGCCTGAGCTGCCTGTGTCTTGGCCTTGCGGCTGGTCGCCTTCGGCGCCGGCTGGTCTTCCTCGTCGATCGGATCGGCCATGCCGACCTGATCGACGCGCAGGCCTGCCTCGTTGTAGGTGGCGTCGGCGTCGCGGGCCTTCTCGATATCGGTCTGCGGCTGGGTGACGCCGCGGAGACGGTCACTCAGGGCGGCCAGCTCGTGTTCCTGCTGCTCGGACGCCTTGACGTTGGCGGCCTTCTTGCCTTCGCGAGCGGCACGGCGCTCAGCGGACTTCTGGATTTGGCTCGGGTTCGGCATCGTAAATCTCCTGTTGAGGAAACACGGCTCGGCACGACTTTACCGATTTAACCCGGACGCGTACCGGGACCGTGCAGTTCTGGCGCGGGCCGGAGCCCGCGCCTGTTACCTGTTAGCGCTGGACCTGCGCGCCGATGAAGTCGACGGTGGCGTTCTTTGCCACGGCTTCACCGTTCTGCAGGCCGAACGAGAGGGCCAGCAGCGTGCCCGAGGCCGGGCCCGCCGCGACCGGCAGCGAGCCGACCTTGACCTGATTGATGTAGGCCGTGATCGTCGAGTGCGACCCGTCGTAGTAGAACTCAAGGTCGTAGTTGGTCGCGGCAACCATGTCAGTCTGGGTGTCGAGCTTGGTTTCGACGCCGGCCTTGGTGGCGCAGAACCAGATGCGGGCGGTTGCGTCGTCCTTGCGGAAGAAGAAACCGTTGGTTGGCGCGGTCGCGATCGGGTCGGTGTCGACCGAATGCAGGCCGGCGATGTAGTCCGACTGGAGCACTTCGTTGATCTGCACGCGGTGGGTGAACTGCAGCTTCTTGCCGGTCGTGAAGGCCCACTGGGTCTTGACGGCAGCGTCGCTGCCCTTGAACTGCAGGAAGATGGAGTTGTCGTCAGCCGCTGCGTTGGTGAGGACGAGCGAGCCGCCGATGTTATTGCCGAGCGCGGCAGTGCCGGCGCCGACAGCAGTCACCAGCCAGTCGGCTGCGAGGTAGCGGTGGAAGTCTTCGAACTGGGTCGAGAAATCGCGGCTCGCCCGGTTAATGTCGAAAATGCGGTAGGTGGTCATTGTCTCAGTTCCTTTGCTTGGTGAGGCGCAGCCTCATCTTCTTGCGGAAGACGGCGCCGGTACTCGCCCGGCGCCGTTTAGCACACCTACGGTTTTAACCGTTGGTGATCAGAAGCGCCATCGGAATTTGCTTGCGTTCCGGGTAGACGCGCAGCCAGTTGGCAGCGAGGCGCAGCTCGGCGTTCGACGGGAAGTCGCCACCGACCGACGCATCGGTCCACTTGATGCCGTAAGGATGGATGGCAAACTGCTTGCGCATCCACAAGGTCTCGATGCCGGCGCCGTCGCCTGCGCTCTCATCCTCTTCCACGGCGACCGGACGGGCCGGCGGGCTTTCAGCCCAGCCCATCGCGTTCTGGCCGAAGATGTAGGTGTGATAGCGGATGCGGTTGGTGCCGACGACCTTGGTGACGCGGTCGCTGACGATGATGCGCTTGCCTTCGAAGGTGTCGTGCCAGACCTTGCCTTCACTGTCAGGACGGAAGGTGATCAGGTCGTTCAGCGCGAGGCGGGTGTGGACCACCGAGTGCATCACGACGACGCCGAGGGCCCCCTTCGCGTCACCCATGGTCTGCAGGGTGTTCTGGAAGTTGGTGGCGTTGAACAGTTCACCAGCGGCCGGAGCGCCGACGGCATCGGTCGAGACGTCGAGCACCATGTCGCCGCCGTTGTTGGTCACGTTCGAGGCGAAGACGCCGCGAGCGGTAGCGATGCAGATGTCGTCGAACTGACGACCCCAGTATGCGCTGGTGCGGGACGAGATGCGCTTCATCGGGTCGGAGCCCGCGAGTTCCTGCGTCAGGTTCGCGGTGGACCAGCCCTTGGTGCGGAACTGGCGACGGGCGATGTCCGTGCCGGAACCGAGCTTGCCCGGAATGGCATGGCTGTCCGGATCGTCAGAGCCGGTGTCGCTTTCGTCGTCATCGAGGTCCTTCCAGAAAGGAACCTTGAAGGTCAGACCGCCGCCGGCAAGATTAGTTGCCAAGCCCGGGTCTGCGCGGAGCACGCCCGTATCGTAGAAAGCCATGGTCTGGACAGTCTCGACGGACGAGTAGCTGTTGAATACTTCCGGCACTACTGCGTCGGAAAGTCGGGTCGTTACGGTTGCACCGGCCATTGCCGTTGATCCTTAGTTTGTAAGCCCGAAATCGCTCGGCTTCTTGCCTGCTGCGGCAATGAACGAAAGGGCTTGATCACGGTTCTCTTTGATCATGCGCATCTGGTCGGTCATGTTGAAGCTGGAACCTTCGGCGAACGGATTGTTCAGCTTGCCCGGGTCGCCACGGAGGATTTCATCCTCTTTGTAGACGGCCTGTCCAAACTTAGCGAGCATGGTGGCGATGGCCGCCGACTGGATGATCTTCTGCCCAGCCTCGTTGCCGATAAGGCCGACGCGCTGGAACTCGTCCAGTGCTTCCTGCCCGCCAACTTCCATCAGAGCCTTGTCGGCGAATGCCGCATTGGCCTTGAAGGTCTGCCCATCCAGAGGACCCCAGAGTTTCTTCAGCTTGTCGGTCTCGGCCTTGGCCGTCGCCACCTTCGCTGCGTCGCTCTGTTCCTTGTTCGCGGTGAGGTCGCCGATCGCGTTCTCGGCCGCCCAGTCGTGGACAGCCTGCGCCTGCGCCTTGGTCAGGTTAAGCTCGGCTGCTTTCGCAGCAAAAGCCTTCGCCCGCTCACCGTCGTAAGGAAGTCCTTCAGGCAAGTCTTTCGGCACCTTGAACTCGTAGCCATCGGGGGTCTCGGGGATGCCGAGCGTGTCCTTGTAGGCCTTGATTTCTTCGGGTGTGGCGTCCTTGCCGGGGATGCGAACCATACCTTTGGTCGCATCGCCGAGCTTCTTCGCCTGCTCGCCGATCATCTTGTCCTGTTCGCGCGCCAACTTCGCCAGTGAAGGAACGTCCTTCGCCCGCTCAGTCTGCTTACCGAGCCACTCACGGGTGTCTGCGTCGTCGCCGACGAGTTCCAGAAGCGGATTGGTTTTGCCTGTATCCCCGGTCGAACCTTTATCCGGGGTTGCGGCAGCGGCTGGTTTCTGGGTCACCGTATCGACAGGAGGGGCGTCGCCGGCAGCGCCGGTTGCCTTGTTGTCTACGGTTCCTTCGTCGGCCATTATCGTTCACCTTCTTCGTTGCTGATCTGCATTTCACGCAGCGCGGCAGCCCGAAGACGTTCGAGTTCGTCTCCTGATAGCCCAGTTAGGGATAAAATCCTAGAGAAAACTGCGCGCATACCGTTGTCGTAGCTGAGCTCTTCAGCTGATGCACCTCGTGGGGCTACTGCGAAGAACCCTGAGAACTCGGCGAGGTCGTTCTTGACCATTTCGAGCGCCTCGGGCGTGGCCTGCTTCATGGTGAAGACGGCCTTGTAGCTGTCGCTTAGGATCAGCGTCTGGCGCGCGCCCCGGCGATAGCCTTCCTTGAACTGCTTGTCGGTCGTCATTGTGCGGGCAGTTGGCTCTGGACGGCTTGACTGATCTGCGGCGCGGCGGCCACGGCGCTCTTCAGGGCCGGTGCCGCGTTCATCGCTTCAGCGCCGCCAGCGGCAGCAGCTGCGCCCTCGCCAGCGGCCTTGGCTGCCTCGCCGCCGCCCTTGAGAGCGGCCAGCGCGGTCAGCATCTGGTTCTGCTGGTTGACGCCATCGCGGTCCTCGTCGGCTGCCTTCTTGTCGCGCAGCGACGCGACCGGGGCGCCGAGGATGTCGCGGGCGTTGTCGAGCATCTCGTCGTCGTCGAAGCGGGCGGCGATCGACTGCATGCGCTGCGGGTCGCCGCCGGACAGGATGCCGGCGAACTCGGCGAGGCGTTGCATGCCGACCAGCTCGCCCATGCGGCGCAGGCGATCGAGCGGCGAGGTGAAGGACGGTGCCACGGTGCGCCCGTTGGAGCTGTCGGGCAGTTCGAGCGGGCTGCCCTGCTCGAAGGCGCCCTTGCGATTAAGGATGGAGACCTCGCGGTCGACCATCATCGACAGGCCTTCGTTGAGGGAGATACCCACCGGGCCTAGCATCTCGCCCTTTTCCTGCGCGCGGATCAGCGCTTCGGTGGCGGTGTCGTTCTTGTCCTGCAGGATGATCTGCCACAGGTTGAGGTAGAGCATTTCGCGCAGGCTGTTGCGGCGCGCTTCCATGACACCGGTCGCGAAGTCAGGGCGGATGCCGGTGTTCATCGGGGCGAAGAGCGGGCGGCCATCGCCGTTGATCAGGCCCGGGTTATTCGCGCCGGCGTTGAAGTTCATCTTGATGAAGTTCTTGCCGTAGGTCGCCATCGGCGGCCTGAGCACAGCCTGCGTGGCGAGCAGCTCGTTCTTGGCCATCTCCTGCAGCGACTTGATCTCGCCGATGGCGTAGGCCACCGGACCTTCGCTGAACGGGCGCTGGCCGCTGTTGGCCCACGCGTAGCGGGTGAAGGGGAACTCGTAGAAGCCGCCCTCGCCGATGAGGTGCTTCTCATCAGGCAGGCAGTAGTAGGAACCGAACTTGGCGCCCTTGGTGCCGAGCTTGCCGTAGGTGTCGGTGTCCTCGCGCGGCATGACGCCGTGCAGGACGAGGAACTTCTCATGTCGCAGCTTGGGGTCGTCGGCGTACTTCAGCACCTTGGCACCGCTGCCGCCCTCGAATGCGCTTTTGCCGAACTCGCGCACGATCTGCTCGGCCGACCAGCGGAAGGCGCGGAACATGCGGTTCGGCTGGCCGTTCGGCGCCACGCCGGGATAGCACTCGATGATCGGCACATAGCTGTACTCGTAGGGCAAGCCCGGCCCCTTGCCGTGCAGCTCCTTGATGTACATCCAGCCGTCGCCGAAACCGCACATCGACTTGACGGCCGAGCGGTGCGCCGGCCAGAAGCCTGACATCGGGTTGGAACGGACCTTGAACTGGTAGTTCCGCAACCGCTCCATGGCGACGTCTTCCTCGTAGCTCTGCTCTTCGCCGAACAGGCTGTCGAGTTGATTGTCGTGCCAGTAGCTGGTCTCGGGTGTCTTCAGGCTGATCATGCCGGCGGTGAGGCGCTCGATGCCCCAGAGGCTGGTCATGTCGTAAAGGTCCTTGGACTTTTGCGACGAGGCCGGTATGTCGACGACGCTGGAGATCGCGGCGTTCTTGTTGTTCATCAGCAGTTGGTCGAAGCCTTCGGTCTGCGGCAGCACGTAGCGTGCAATATCCCGCCAGTAGAGCTCCCACTGCAGGCGTGCCGTGGAGAGGGCTTCCCATTCGTTGACGATGTCTTGGACGATCGGCATCAGGCCGTTGCTCGCGATCCGCCCAGAGCGGCCAGCGGCTGCGCGGCCTTGCCGTAGCCGACGTCGCCGAGCGCTGACGTGAAGATGTTGCCGAAGGCGCCCTGCTGGTTGGCGACCTTCTTGCGCTGGTCAGTCACGTCACCCTGCACATCGGCGCGGGTCGGTGCCGGGGTGACGGCTGGGGCTTTAGGTGTTTTGAAGCACAAAACCGTTACTCCTTCGTCGGGTCGACATCGGCGCCCGGTGTCCAGTCCTCGCCGAGATACTCCTCGGTGACTGTCAGCTCGTTGACGACGCCGTGCTGGAAGTAGATCGCTTTCTCCTCCTGTGGACCGACAACGACAGGCGTCGACACGGCCCGCCCGCCGTCAGGGCGCACGGTGGCGTGATTGACGGTGGCGCGATACTTGCCGTTGACGTGGATTTTCAGCGAGACGGTCATGGTCAGTACCCCATGGTTGAGACGAGCGCCGAAGCTACCGTCAAGAGGATCACGAACGCGATCAGCCCGGTCTCGATCTTGTCCTGCGCCCGGTAGTCGTACTGCGTGCCGAGCAGCTGCACGAACTGGAACAGGTAGGCGAGCCCGCTGGCAGCGAAGGCGAGAGCCATGCCGATGACCGAATGCTGCATGGCGGCGAGGCCTGCGGCGAGGATCAGGGTGAGCACGCCGTAGACGACAACTGCGAGCTGAGCGATTACGTTCATAGGAAGAAACTCCTAGCTGGTGAACCTATTAGCATGCGCCCGGGCCACCGGCAAGTCATGCATATGCCAGCGGAACAGGATGAACTGCTCGCCATTGCGGCCAAAATCGAAGGGTTCGCCCAGCGGCTTGCCGCCCAGCTGTCTGATCCAGTGGTGCGCATCGGTATGCCCGATGATGCTGCGCGCTTCCATGGTCCGATAGCCCTGCTCGATCCTCGCCGGCAGGTGCTCGTCGACGAGGAAGCGGTTCATCGCCGAGACCGCACGCCACATATGGCGGGTGCCTAAAGCCCAGACGCTCAGGCAGGACGCGTTGATCGGGCTCGTGCCGAAGAAACCCACAGGCTGGTCGCCATTGCGTGCTGCGAACGTGTCGCCGGAAAACAGCAGGTTGTAAGCCATGCTGTTGGGCGACAGGCCTTCGGGGACTTGGCACATCACCTCTTCCACGTCAGCCGGGCGCAGGTTCCACATGACGTAGGTGGCATCGCGCAGCGTGGCGTCGTGGATGGTCACCCGAACAGCCACAGAATGGCCCCCTCATAGGCGTGGACCAGCAGGAAGCACACGGCCCATGTGACGCCAATGAAGCCGCCAAGCGCGAACAGGGTGATGATGCCGACCATGGTGGCGCCGAAGATGGCACCGATCGGGTCTGCACGTCTGGCACGGTAACGCATCAGATCGGATCGAAATTGTCAGCGAAATACTTCGCTGTGACCAGCCACTGGTCGTTGTGGTTCTTCGGGTTGCGCGCGATCATGTCGCCCACCTTCGGCGATCCGTTGACGCGGTCCTCGATCGATACGCTGACCATCGCGTCGAGCTGCTCGCCTTCAACGTAGGGTCGCATCTCGGCCATGTTGTTTCGGCGGTACTGCTTGAAGTCGCTCATCACCATTCTCCTCTTGGGTCTTCCATCGGCACCGGGTCGGCGCCGCGTTTACGGTCGACGACGCGCCCGTTCAGTCGCTCGACGACGTCGAACTTGGGGTCCATGCGGTTCTGGATCGCCTGCTCGCGATACTGCCACGCCATGAGCACCGCGTCAGCCTCGTCGGTCGACGACTTGATGCGGATACGTATCTGTTCCTTGCTCTCGACCTGCAGGATTTTGCCCTTGATGCCGTATTGGGGGGCTGTGAGCTGCGCCCTGAGGCGCGTGCTTGGCGGCAGGGCGATCTCGTAGCCGTTGCGCGGGTCGAGCGCGAAGCGGAAGTCCCACCACATCTTGGCCCGGTTGTTCAGGAACTTGTACACCTGATCGTCGGTCCAGCTGCCGTCGGTGCCGCCGGCCATGAACATCTCGCATTCGATGTCCTGATCGCTCTTCAGCAGATCGCGCGTCGAGCCTGCCCAGCCGCCCTCGCCATCGAGCACGATGATCGAGCGGTCGAAGCGCTCTTCGACGATCATCGCCTGCACTTCGCGCCCGGTTGGCGTCTTGCTGCCGGCCTTGGTGATCAGCTCGTCGAAATAGTCCTGCTCGTACAGCGGTGCGAGCACCGTGGTGTCCTTGCCGCCCTGAGCGATGTCGCAGCTCAGCACGAGCTGCTTGAGGTGCTTGACCTCTGTCCATGGCTTGGCCTTCCAGCGCTCCTGCGCCGCGATCACCCATGCCGTCGGGATGATCTGGAACGGATGGTCTTCGCCCTTGATGGTGAAGTCTCCGAGAAGCAGCATGGAGCGCAGCGGTTCAGGCGTGCTCGACAGCTGCTCGGCGTAGCCCGTGCCCTTCAGGAACAGGTTGTCGCTGACAAGGCTCCGGATGAATGTCCGGCTCTTGGCCGCCGTCACCTTGCCCTTCAGTATCTGCGTCTCGGTTGGCTCTGGCACCCTGACGTGCGTGATGCTGTCGTAATAGCCCGGCCCGTCGACCCAGATCGTGGCCAGCCTGTCGCCGTCCGCTTCCATGAAGCACCAGCGCAATTCGCCCTGCTTGGCGGGGTCGCTGAACGTGTCGTCGAGCCATGGTGCGAACCACCTGATCAGCCAGTCGCCGACCGCGGTGTCCTGCATCACGCCGTCCCTGATCTCGGGCATCGGCGGGTTGGTGGCGAACACGACGCGCTTGCGCTGCTTGGGGTCGGTCGATCGAAGCCAGCGACACACGAACTCGACGCGCATCTCATCGAGCAGTGCGGCCTCATCGAAGCCAATCAGGTCCTTGGCGCGGCCCATGTGGTTGCGCTCTGACCCGGGCGTGTCGAGGTGGCCCGTCTCGATGACGCGCTTCGAGCGGGTCTTCATGCTCTTCAGCTGGGCGTTCTTGCTGATCGGATCGGGCTCGATCTCCTGCAGGCGCTCGAACAGCGGGCCAAGGTCGACTGACTGGTTACGAAACAGGACGCTGCGCTGGTGTTGCGTGGTCGCTAGGCCCAGCAGCAGGTCGGTCTTGCCGCCGCCGGCAGCGCCGCCGTACAGCAGCTCGTCTGCCTCGCTCCAGTAAGCTTCTGACTGAGGCCCGGGCTGCGGCGCCCAGCGCTTGAACTGCGGTGCGATCTGCTCGGCGATCTTCTCGAGCTCGGCCGGGCTCTTGCCGTTGAGAATGCCAACAAGCTGATCGACCATCTCGGGGCTGAAAAGCGTGGTCACGCGCAGCCTTTACGGTACAGCCACCAGATGCAGCCGACGATGACGCTCCACTGCATTGCGATGGCGATGATCGCGTCAGCCATGCAACGCCTGCCTGCGCTTCCGCTCCTCGGCTATCCGAGGAACGGTGTAGCCTACGCGTCGCTCGCCCGGCAGAACGTCGAGCAGCATGGCATAGGTGACCACCACACGCGCTTCGAAGTCGACAGCCATGGTGAAGTCTGAGAATTTAACTCCAAACCGCTCCTGCTGCCCTTCCCAGTAGTCCTTGGCGCGCTGCACCCATGTCGGGTCATACTCGCCATCGGGCTGGAGCAGGTAGCTCCATGCCTTGTGATGGATGCGGCCGATCACGTACGGCTGCTTGGTGTAGCAGTAGACGCTCATGGATGCTTCCGCTGCCCTTCCACCGTGGCGAACAGGGTCTGCAGCGCCTCGTGCGCGTCTGTCTTGCCCTCTCGACGCTGGTTCTCGATGTCCCAGAGCGCGAGGTGCAGGGCGTCCTTGGTGGCGCCCGGTGCGGCCAGTTTGGTGCCAACGGTGGCGGCGATGGTCGGTGCGAGGACTTTCGGCATGTTGAGCGCTCCTATTTGGCCAGCTCGACGATGATGCTCGTCCCTGACAGTGTCATGAGGCTGCCATGGTAGTTGATCAGATCGAATTTGACCATGAATTTCAGCTGGGTGGGCTCGACGCGCAGGACTTCAGGGCTTTTACGTGCCTCGTCGGCGAGCGCGACGCCGCCCGGCACCTCATTGGCGAGCACGTTCAGGACGTAGGTGTTAGCTCTGTGCTTCATCGGTCGTCTCGTTCTCGATCGTAATCGGTTGCGCGAGGCCCGCCGAGATGGTGGCGAGCAGCGACAGGGCAAAGGCGCGCATGTCGACGTTCTTCAGGTCGACGGCGCCCGACAGGTTCAGGTCCTGCTGGTCGGTCCAT